CCTGGCCGCTGACTGCCTGATGACCCCTGAGCTGCTGATCCAGGCCGCGACCCAGCTGGACGCCCTGGACAACGACGGCGTGGACGGCGGCGAGGACTACGTGGCCATCATGCATCCGTATGTGGCCTACGACCTCATGCGCCATGCCGAGTGGAAGGACTGGCAGAAGCAGCAGAACGGTGAGCGTCTGTACGATCGCGAGGTTGGCCGCGTGGGCAAGGTGCACGTCGTGACCACCTCCGAGGCGAAGATCTCCACCGGCACCGGCTGCCCGAACGGCCTGGCTGTGTTCAGCACCATGGTGATCGCGGCCCACGCCTACGGCAAGACTGAGCTGCAGGGCGCTGGCCTGGAGCACATCGTCAAGCCCCTGGGCTATGGCGAGGATCCCCTGAACCAGCGCGCGGCTGTGGGTTGGAAGTGCACGCTTGCGGCGACCCGTCTGAACGAGGAAGCCATGGTGCGCATCGAGAGCTGCAGCAAGTACAGCGCGACGGCCCAGGCGAACTGAACTAAGGAATTCTGTGCGGCCTAAGAAGCGGGATCTCGGGCCGCACTGATTCGCCCACCGCCAGGGCGGGCGCGCTCCCGTGTCTGTGAGTAGAACGGGATGTGCCAAACAACAACCCCAGCTGCTTGCGGGTTCGATCAACCGGGCGCGCGTCGGGAATTGACCCGGAGTGTCCTGGCGGTGGGTTTCGCTCCTCCGGAACAACTGAGGGGCGATTGGGTAAGAATACTTTCACAATTACCAAGGAGGACATACAATGGCGACTGCGAAGAAGACCGTGGAAAAGGCTTATGATCCTGATGAGATGGTGACCATCCAGCTGTTCAAGGACAACGACCGCTACAAGGACGACCTGTTTGTGTGCGTGAATGGCCAGAGCTACCTCATCCAGCGCGGCGTGCCCGTGGAGGTGCCCGGCTATGTGGCCGAGGTGATCGAGCGCTCCCAGAAGCAGGACGAGATGAGCGGCGCGATGATGCAGCGCCTGGCGGATGACTACCTCCGCAAGACCGAGGAGAAGACCAAGCCCGAATAAGCAGGCGGTACCCCTGTGAGAGAGGTGAACGAGATGACGCTGGACGAAGTGATCGGCAGGGTCGAGGAGGAACGCCCCGGCGAGGCCGAGAAGGGCGAGATGGTGCGGTGGATCTCCCAGCTGGACGCGAAGTGGCAGCGGGAAGTCATCGACACCCACGAGCAGGGGCCGGACGACCGGCGCAGGCCGTTTAACCATTTCATCTACCGCGGCGGCGTGGAGCGATACGATCATCCGCCTGTGCATGTCACCGAGGTGCGGGATGGTCAGATCAGCCACGCGGAAGGCGCGGTGCCGCCTCCGCCTCCGCCGCCTCCCGGGGATCACCCGGATCCTGACCGGTATGCCGTGCAGCCGCCCTTCGGTGATGTGGAGGGGCGGTTTTCAGGATATTCGAGGGACTTCGACGGGGCACGGGTGCTGCTGATTCCGCCGCCCTGGGACGAGGCCTATGTGTACTTCCTGTACGCTCAGATGGATCAGCGCCTGGGTGAGATTGAGCGCTACAACAACGACGCGGCGCTCTTTAACACCACATATGAGGAGGCGCGGGCCTACTACAACCGGACGCACATGCCGCTGAACGTCAAGGTGCACGGCGTGGTGTACGGCAGGCCGCTGAGACCCAGAGGGCCGGAGGAAATTTTTTAACGAGGTGATGGCCGTATGCTGCCGATGCTGCAGCCATATCGCAGGACGCGGGAGACCGTGACGGACATCCGCGGCCTCAACCTGACAGGCGCTTGCGCGAACGGCGAGTTTGCCTGGACGGAAAACATCGACACAGAGATGGCACCGGCGGCGCGGAGACGGTCGAAGCGGTATCATGTGACCAAGCTGGTCAAGCCGAACGGCATCGCCGCGACGGACAAGCTGCTGCTGGTGGACGGGACAACCCTCTACTATGGCGGGCAGGCCGTGGCCGAGGTGGAGGACAGCTACAAGCGCATGGTGGGCATCGGCTCCAGCGTGGCCGTGTTCCCCGACAAGATCCTGTTCGACACGGTGAGCGGGGCCGTCCGGACGATGGAGCAGCGCAACACGGTGACCGGGGCCGTCATCACCCTGGCGCAGGCCGACGGGACGCCCTACACCGGCTACACCAAGAGCGCGACCGCGCCCGCGAACCCGAAGAACGGCGACCTGTGGCTGGACACTTCGGCGGTTCCGCTGGTGATGAAGACCTGGGCGGAGTCCACGACGATGTGGGTGGAGGAGTACACGACCTATGTGAGCGTGGAGTCCACCGGGATCGGCACGGGCCTGAAGGCCGAGGACGCGGTGACCGTGACCGGCCTGGGTCTGCTGGACGGCACATGGCAGCTCTCTCACGCGGAGGCCAACCGGATTGTGTTCACCGGCATCATCGCCGAGGAGACCACGATCGAGGGCGAGGTCAGCGCGGCCAGACAGTGCCCGGACATGGCCTTCGTGATCGAGCACAATAACCGGCTTTGGGGATGCTCCACGGACGGGCATGAGATCTATGCCTGCGCCCTGGGCGACCCAACCAACTGGTACAAGTACGCGGGGATCTCCACGGACGCCTACGCGGTGACGGTGGGTTCTCCGGGCCTGTTCACCGGGGCCGCGGTGATCAACAGCAGCGTGTGCTTCTTCAAGATCGATTCGATCACGAAGATCTACGGCACCATGCCCAGCAACTACTCGATGACGGTGGACAACCTGCGCGGCATCGAGCAGGGCAGCGGGGACAGCATCGTGCGGATCAACGAGCTGCTGTACTACAAAAGCCCCTTCGACGTGTGCAGGTATGACAGCTCTGCAGTCTATGGCGCGTCGTCCGTGTTCGGCACCTGGCACCTCTCAAAGGGCGTGGCCGGGGCGCTGGATCGGAAGATGTACCTGAGCGCCCAGGACGACGAGGGCAACCATCACCTGATGGTCTACGATACGGTGACCGGCTACTGGCTGCGGGAGGATGACAGCCACGCCCTGGGCTTCGCGACCCTGGGCAAGGTGCTCTATATGCTGGACGCCGAGGGCAACGTGTGGGCGCTCCCCTCAGAGAGCTACGGCGAGCCGGAGAAGACCCTGACCGTGGGCGACGGGCCGCTGGCAGCTGCGTCCGAGGGCCTGGAGGAGGACAAGGACGTGCCCTGGCTGATGCGCACGGGCGAGATCCTGACCACCACGCCGGACAACAAACGCGTGGGCCGCATCCAGCTGCTGCTGGAGCTGGACAGGGGCAGCAAGGCGCTGATCCGCCTGAAGAAGGATAACGAGGACTGGCAGGAGGTGGCGGACATCCGCTGCGAGGGCAAGAGGCGCTACACCCTGCCCATCTGGCCTAAGCGGTGCGACCGCTTCCAGGTGGAGCTGAGCGGCACGGGCACTTGCATCCTGCATCACATGAGCTGGCTGGTGGAAGCCGCGAGCGAATACGGACGGGAAGGGAGGAGATCGTAAATGGGACCGAATATGGTAGAAAAGATCGCTGCGGGACTGCACTACTTGGTCAATAACGATAAACCGAAGGCGGGCGTGACGTTTACTGACCCAGGTGGCAATCGGATTGCCTATCAGACGGCGGGCAAGGCGACACAGCCGGCACCGTTGAAATATGTGGGCGACAACTCGGTGAACAAGCCGAAGGAAAACGGCGGAGGCAACACGCCGAAAGCACCAGCGACACCGAAGACTCCGGCGGCGACCCAGAGCGCGGCGGACAAGTACAAGGCGTTCGTGAATGCGCCGGATACCTACGGCGGCAACCGTTCCGGCGGTGGCGGCGGTGGAGGCTCCTCCTCCGGATCCACTGCGGCGACCCCCGACAAGCTGGTGGGCATGTTCAGCCGGGACACGGGTGCGCTGCCAACGGGCACCACGGGAGCAGCGGCAGCTGCACCGGCGACCCCATCCCAGCAGGCCCAGGCCCTGGCACGCATGAACGCGCTGACCAGGCCGGAGCTGACGGACACCTACGCGGCGAGGATCGCCGAGATGGAGGCCAACCCCTACGCGGCCTATGATCCCAAGTACATCCCCCAGATGGATGAGCTGATGGGACGGCTGCAGAACCGGCAGTTCAGGTACGCCCAGAGCGAGGATCCGCTGTACAGGCAGTACGCGGCGCGGTACCAGCAGCAGGCGCGGCAGGGCATGCAGGACACCATGGGACAGGCGGCGGCACTGACCGGCGGCTATGGATCCAGCTATGGCACCACGGCAGCCCAGCAGGCCTACGCCAACACCATGAACGGCATGAACGACAAGGCGCTGGAGCTGTACAACCTGGCAAAGGATCGCTACGACACCGAGGGCGACGAGATGCGCGCCAACCTGAGCGCCCTGGGCCAGATGGAAGACCGCAACCGCTCCATGTACGACAGCGACCGGGCCGAGTGGCATCAGCGCCTGAACGATCTGCGCGCCGGTCAGCAGACCGAGTACCAGCGCTACGCCGACCAGCTGGCGCAGTATAACACCGACTACAACAACGCCTGGAACCAGTACGCCTACTGGGAAGACCTGGCGGAGAAGAAGCGTCAGTTTGACGCAGACCTGGCCTACAAGCGCGCGGCGCTGGCCTTCAAGAGCACCAAGTGAGAGGAGGCGCGCCAATGGACGACATCGAAAAAACTGTCATCCAGCACACAGAGCAGATCAAGACGCTGTTCAGCCGGGTCGACCAGCAGGACAAGATGATGCAGAGCATCAACACGCTCACGGTGAGCGTCAAAGAGCTGGCGATGGGCCTGAACAGCGTCAAGGACGACGTGGGCAGCTTGCAG